TCCATTTCTGTATCTATGATTGTTGAGTCAGTTTGTCTGTCTTGCTTTTCCAAATCATCTTCAATTATATCACAATCATCCATAACATTCTTTAACAATGCGCTTATTTCTCTTGGAGTCATTCCATCTACATACACTATGTTGGATTTTAAACATTCTTTTAAATTTTGTTTAGCTTTTTTGAATGCACTAGAAAAAAGAGCAGTTATCCCTTTTCTTTGCCACATTATCAATCTTGGTGCTTGATTTGATATTGTATCAGGCATGTTATTTTCACCTGTTAAACTTGCTAAAACTACATCTTTCATTCTACTCTCCAGTTTCATATGAATATTTACTTTAGTGAGACCTGCTACATCCATAACTTCGGTTAACACTTGATCTATTTCTTTACAGATTTTGATTGTGTCTGGCCTCTCTTGTAACCATTCAATTATGTCTTTTGTGACAAAAGAAAAATTTTCTTGTTGATCTGGTTGTCTACTAAAATAAGTTTCTGCAAATCTTGTAGCATCTTCTTTTGGATTGTGTTCTACTTTCCTTAGAGTTAATTTACCACCGTATAATTGCGATACTGAACTTAGTCCAGCCGTTAGTCTACTCGTGTATGCCGGTTGACTGTAAATTGGATATTTGGTCAAAATTGCTTTGTCAATCGTTTTAAATCCATCAAATTGTTCTCTATATTTTAAATTAATTCCATGATTTGGTAATGGTATTACTGCATCTAAAAGACCCGTTTCATCATCCCAATAATTGGCAATGTGTGGTGGTACTATTTCTTCATAAATTTCTCCCGTTATAGCACTTCCTATTACTCCATTACCTAACCATCTTAAAGATTTATCTTCAAAATACAATTTTTCATTTATATTGACTTGCATCGCATCTTCATATTTTTCATTTCTTATATGTTCAACTGATTCTAATAATTTTCTTGTTCCTTCTGGAACCTCATGAACAGTTTTCTCTTGTAAATTAATTTTATTCCACTGAGAAAAGTCAAATTGTTTTTTACTATCTGCAGGAATTATTATCTCTCCTGTATTGTCTTGCAAATCACTCAAAGCAACAGTTTGATTGTTCAAACCTTTTCCAAAATTACTCATTGATATAGATAAGAAATGTGAGAATAAATGAACGGTACCGTTTTCATAATAAAGTCCATAACTATTGTCTGGAGTTGGTGTATCTCCGTCATAATATGAGACTGTTAAACTTAATTCATTGTTCGGTATTTTGTTCATGTCCATAACTCCAATTTGCTCTTCCACCAATATCGCATACAAATTTTTATTACATATTAATCCATTGGTTAATTTCTTTCTTGTTGATGTCATAGTGCCAGTTTTGTCTTTTTCTAATGTTTCACTTGTCATAATTATTGATGTGTAAATTGATTTTGGTACCAAAACATTACCTTTCTTTATCCATCCACAATTCCTAAAATTTTCAATTGCATTTAATTTGCTATCTGTAATTAATTCTAAGTATTTTGGTTGCCATATTTCTAATAGATTGTTATGAAATACATCTGATACCCAAGTCAATGCAGGTCTACCTCTTAAACATGTCAATCTTAATAGTCCATTAATTTTTAATAACAATTTCAATTGTTGTGTCCATTGATCTGTCATTATTACATTATTTGGCAATTTGCTGTTTACTGTATCTATCCAATTTTCATTGTGATGTTCTCTATTGTCATACTCGTACACATGTATTGTATCTGCATAAGGATTAATATCTAAACCGGCAATTGTCAAATTTTCTCTCATGGCATACCTTTTGCTTTCATTGTTCAAAAATCCTACTGTTTTGTGTTTTGTGCTTTTAAATATAATTTTTTTAAACAAAGTTGGTTGCCCAAACATTTTTAATCCAGGATTAACTATTGCACCATTAAATTTATTAGAATTTTCTACAAAAAATATAGTTCCTAATTTAGTTTTAATTGGTAAACTTAAACTTGAAGAAGAACCTGCCTGCAAACAATACAATCTATCAATTGAAAATCTGGTTTCATTGGTTATTATTAAATTTTCCCCACAAATATTGTAACTTACAATTTTGAAACCATCATTCCTTTCCATAATTAAATCAATCCTACCCAGCATTCTTCTTCTAGCTTCAAGAACTCTCAATTTGTTAAAATATGTTTCATCTAAAATGTGATTTGTGACATCGTTCGTGTTTTTCATAACGTTAATAAATTCTTCTATATTAGTTGTTTTTGAATTAATTATGAAAGTTAAATCGTTTGGTATTTTAACTACTTGTTTTTCTTCTATTGATTTTATTTGATAATTGCATTCAACTACTTCCAAATGCATTCGATTGAGTTTGTCTTTTAATAATTGAAAATGAGTTATTGGTCCATCATTAAATTCATATAATTTCCCATTTTTAGTTGTACATAATGTAAAATTCATTTGAGTTAATATTAAATAATCCAACAACTTTGAAGTCGATACTAGGTTTGGAATGTTGCTTGCTTTGACAAATTGATCATATTGATCTCCAAATGAATTTTTCGTCAACATAAAATTGATGCAATTTTCCACACACTTGTTATGACCTATCGGTGAGTATAACAATTTCACATCTTCTACTTGTATAGTCGAAATTTTAAAATCAATCGTTTTGTAATTATTTTTAATTAGCCCTTTAAATTTATTTGTTTGTGATTCTGAATCCATATTTTTTAAAACATCTATCTTTCTTGCTAAAAGTTCTTTATTAATATGAACGTTTAAAGCTCCTCTAGTATAACTTTTATTAACTAATGGATCATATAAAGTTACTAATTCATGTAAGCCAGCAGAGTTACCTATTGATTCTGACAATAAATCATGATCAAACAATTCATCATAAAATTCTGGAAGAATTGGTTTAATTTCTATATCATTATCAAATTTATTCTTTTTGAATAATGGAACATTAGAATAAGGGCCTAGACCTGGATTTACATAAGCAGTTTTAATTCCAAACCATTTAATATCACACTCATCAGTTCCATACACAGATCCATATACTAATTGCGCACTAATACATCTAGCTTTTAATTCGTCATTTGGTCTGGTTATCCAAAACATACCATCCATAAATGGACTTGGGCCATTCCAACTTCCTACAACAGTATTTTTATCTAAATCTCCCAGAATTCCAAAAACTTTTTCGCTAAACAAACTGTGCATATTTGGCCTACCTGCGTGTGTATAAACTTTACAATTTGTTAACATCACAAAAACTAATCGTAAACATGCTCCAAATCTGCCTGGATCTTGTTTTAATTCTAATACTTCAAAACCTGCGTCGATTATAAGTTGAGTTTTTAAACCAATAGATATATGCCTACCAGGTAACATAGAACGAGATCTCATACAAATTGCTTCATTTAATGAATAAATGTGTATTACATCTGTTTTCTTGATATTCAAATCTATTATTTTTGCATTGAATTGTTTCAGAAATTTCCATTCAGAATTAGTCATTGTTGCTCCTTTCTTAACTCTTTTATCCACAAAATGAGTGCTGTTAAATGATAACAAATCTCTACAGCTAGCTAATCTGTGATTTCCAAACAACGGATTTTTATATTTTTCAAATCGAACCGTATCGATTGACAATAAACTATCATTCAAACTTTTATTTAATTCAATTTCATCCATGTCGTCTAATAAATCTACAATTTGTTTATCCGTAATAGTTTCAATTGAATTCAAAATTAATTGATTGTTAATTATTGTTGATGACTTTCTTAATTCTTCAAATTCTTCAACTTTCATGAAACTTGTTTGTTCAAATATTAAATTAGATTCGTCTGGTTCATCATGTACTGTACCAAATAGTATGTTAGATAAAGATAACATTTCAGGACCTAAACTTGAACCTCGTCTGTGTCTTCTTGGTTTGTTTGGCGTAATAATACTTGAACTGATTTCATTTAATTCTTGTTCAAAAGTTACAGATTTGCCTCTAGCTCTTGTCTTTTGTTTAAGTTGTTCAATGATTGGTTTACTTTTTGCTGATTGTTGTTTTGTAATCTTTGGAACTTGTTTATTTTCCATTTCAATTTTTTCCAAACTTTCTCTTTTTTTTATGCCTGCGTTGCTAGTTTTAAGTGACTGATCATTATCTGTTATATTTGATAATAATGAAAGCTGATAATCAGTTTGTTGATCTTGTTCTCTTAAACTTTCATCTTTAACAATTATTGAACTAGAACTATCTTGAGATGTGTTTGAAGTGAAACTTGACCAGCTATTTCTGAAATTTTCTTTTAGTTTGCGCCAAGGAGATTTATTTTCCGCTTGTTTTGAAGATTCAGCCTGTTCTGTTATTTTATTCTCTTCTTTGGAATCCAAAAAGAAATCATGAAAATCATTATCATTTTTGTCTTTTTTAGTGTCAGATTGTTCAGAATGTTGTTCGTCATTTGAATCATCCTCACCATCATATTCTCGTTCATCATCTGTCGAATCATTTTCAAAATCTTTATCTGACTCACTCAATATTTCTTTTTCTTCTTCATTATTTATAAATCTTAATTCAAGTAAACAAGGACTAAAATAAATTGAATTTTTATATCTGGCCCAGCCATTATTTAACCATGTTGTAATTGTTGTTTCATCGATTAAATCAAATGGTGTTGAAATCTTAACTATTATTTTTGAAGCATCTTTTTCTTTAATAATATCATCTATTATTGCTTCATTGAAATGTTTAATCAATTGAGTTTTGCTTAATATTAATATCTTGTTATGATTATTCGGCAATTTAGCGTGTAATTTTTCTTCTAATTTTGTTAATAAAGATCTTTCTGACTTTTGTAGCCTGCCAATGAATATCGGTTCAAAAGAGCTTAAACTTGCAGCGCGCCCAAAATAATTTATGTTGCACAATTGTACAAACCTACTATACTGATCAAAACAATATGCAGGTTGATTTACAAATGTACAAAAACTAGCACACTTAGGTAAATATAATTTATTAGCATAGTCATTGAAAAGCGATTGAGTTTCTTCTTCAATTTGCACTAATTCTTCTGGATGCAAGGCATTTTCCATGTATAAATAAGTGTTGCCTTCAGTATTTATTATTTCATCTTGTTCATCTAATTCTATATTACAAGCAATTTGTTTAGAAAATAAATTTTTCGTATTCATTACAATATCATTACTATTCAAGATATGTGTTTGATTTACACTCTTTCTTTTCTTTAAAATTAATTTCATTGCAAATATCATCACATATAATAAAGGCTTGTACAAATATGATTTTGTTTTATTGACATTCCCACAATCAAAACATATATTCTGAGTATTGAACCAACACTCCTTCTTTCCAATTGGACATATCTGTTTGTCTATCTTTTTACATAAATTAATTATTTTAACAAATGGTAATAATTTGTTTTCTAGTATTTCTAAAACATTTCTGTCTGGTAAGTAATAATAAGCTTTGTCAAATCCAGCTTTTTCTTCGGTTAAATTTAATTGTACGTATTCATTATAACAACCCTTAAATTGTATTGCAAATTCAGTTTTTGCTATTTCAACAACTTCATTGTCTTTATTGATGTTTTTACAAAAATTCTTTAAAATTAAGTTTTTAATTTTTTCATTGCTTGAAATTAAAAATTTATTTTTTTTATAAGATACATAATGATTTTTGTTACTGCCATAATCGTTAATGAAATCATTAACTTTAGAAACACATTGGTCTAACGTATAATCATAAGTTATAAATTGATTGTCATCCAACCTTTTAACACTTGTAGACTCTTCTATTTCGGCAACTAGTTTACACGTTAATGTTTTTGTGTTTTCGTAACCACCAAACATATCTTTGTTATTTGATAATGGTTCAAGATTAAACTTTGTCATCAATTCAAAATTCGGAATTAAAATATGTTGAATATGAGAACCTTCCATTGTGACCATGGTCCAAAAAGCATTTTCATATGGTTTGTCAACCGAACCCATTGATACCCAATGGTATTTATGAGATTTAGTGCATACCAATTTGTTTTCTTCATTAAATTTTTTACAATCCACATCATGCATTTCAAGAAAAGAAAAATGTGCCTTTCTATAATTGTTTCCTTCTATAGATCCACTTTTATAAAATTCACTCATTTTGTCAAATGATTCAGTCACTACATTGACTGTAACTTTAAATCTTTTACGTTTTTCTTGATGTTCATATATTGGATGTTTACTCTTGTATTTTTCCATATTTAAACCAAAATCATTTGCGTACAACTCTCTATCATTCTTGCTGTATTCAAAAATTGATCCTGCTTTATTTAAATTAGTATTTTCATCCAATTTCTTAAAATCTTCAAGCAATTTTAAATGTGCATCTTTATTTAGATATGAATGACATATTGATATATCAGAATAATAATGTGTTTTTGATAAATATTTTTCTTCATCAATTTTATTATTTGAATACTCTTTGTCAAATGCGATTTTCATTAAAGCTTCATTTATTAAATCTAATGGTTTAGATTCAATTGAACTTGGTACAAATGATTTAGCTAAAAATGGTATTGGCGGTTCAAAATTGATTAAAACCCAATTTTCTCCTCCTAAATTGTTTAATTTGTTATTGGTTGATTTATCATTTTCTGTAATTTCAGAAAAAGTAATATAAGCGTCTAACCTCAATGATTTATATTTTCTTTCTTCTGTTAAACTAATATTTAAATCCAATATTCTTGGTTGCGAAAAATCTAGAATATCAATTTTTAAGTTTATACCTTGTACGTAATCATCAAATAATTGAGCATGTGTCAACTCAAGTCCGGATGTTTTGCTTTTAATTTTTTCATCGTCCAATTTTAAAGTTTTATCTGATACTGAAGTTTTATCATCACCGTCAACAATTTCATTGTCGTCATCTTTTTCGTCTTCTGATTCAATAGATTTATTATCTAATTCTTCATCGTAATCAGATTCATATAACTCAGAAGCATCACTCAATTCGGAATCACTTTGATCACTTTCTGAATCCTTAATTACACTCAAGTCATGGTATTTCAAGTTTTTCTCTTCGTGCAAAGATATGCATAAATGACAATTCAAAGATAATCCATATTTTTCAACGAATCTGTCATGACTATTTGGTATTCCGGGTTGTTCTAAACATCCTACATGATTTACATAATCATCGATTGATACGTTAAGTTCTGTACCATCTGGAGAAGCAAACAATCCAATTGGAGGTTTCAAACAGTTATTACAATAATCTACAGGCATAAATATTAATTTACGACTTTTAATATAGACGTATTGATCGAATTGAACTTCGTCAGTTCTCAAATTAGTCATTGATTTTTCAACAAGTTTGGTGTTTTTGCAATTGTAACAAACACCATCTTTGACCAGATCTTCTAAAGAACATTTAATGCAACATCCAACAATGTAATCCGTTTGAAACACTTTTTCTTTGTTACTATCTAAACTTCTTGTTATCAACCATCGGTTAGCATAAGTACCAAGAACTTCACTAAATGCTGGGATTGTTAAACAACTTTTCCAGTAACTTAAGATGTAAAACTCCTTATCCATCGAAACGATATAACCATAACTATTTAAGCCAACAACTGCACAATCTTCAATCATACAACTATAATCTATTCCATCCCAAATTCCATTATATGTTAGATTTAATGGAACTTCTTTAAAAGATATATCATTGGCTTCGCATAGTGTTTTAATTTTAACATTGTTCGAAACATGTTTAATAAAATTTAAATTATGACTGTCAAAAACTACTTTATTAGTTTTATCAAAACTAATAAATTTCAATAATGAAACATTTTTGATAGTTATATTGCAATTAATACAATTGGCTATTACATTGAGAGTTTTAATATTAACTAAATCCAATAGTACATTACAATTAATACAAGTTGTTAACCAGTTTACTTCTGAACAAGTAATGTTTTCACCACTAATTACAGTGTCATCATGCATTTTAACACCTATCACATTAAGACCGTATGCGCTCTTTGCAGTGTAACAAACAAAATTTTCAAAAAACTTTTTATTAGATATGGATACCAATTTGCAAGGCAATCCAAAACCGTGTTTTGTGCATGTTTCATGATACAATGTAGTTCCATCTTGAGCATCAGGTCTGATATCTACTCCACTATTTACTAATTCTTCTACAAGAAAAATTAAGGTTGAATTCATACATTCAACACAATCTGTGTGATATGTAAAATAAGCTCCTTTGGTTTGAACCAATTTGAATTTATGTATATTGGTATTAGTCCAATTAAACATATAAGCATATACATTTTTAATATATTTGTTATTGCATTTTAAAATTGGTTCTTCTTGATTAAACAAAGTAGGAGATAACCTGTCAAGATTGTTCAAAAAATTTGATAAAACTCCAGATAAAACTCCAGATTTTTCTGCACCACTTTGCAATAACTCTCTAGCTGATTCAATAATTCCAGATTTTGTAACCAAATTTCCTATTAACAAATTCCAGGAATCGTCAAGAGCAGTAGTTATTGCGTTGTCTTTAACTTTCAACAAACTGTATTTTCTCTGCTCATTTTGAAACATAATAAAAGCCAATCTAGTGTGTTTTCCCATAGTATAAGCATTCAACTTGAACTCACTTTCAATAGTGGTTGTTGAGAATATGTAGCTGTTTAATAAAGTTCTTGCGTAAATTTTAAGATCATCTAAATCTCTATCTGTTTTTAGCAAATTTTTCATTAATTTCGACAAAATATTGCGATCAAAGAAGTCACCTTTAACATTCAATATGTCCCTAGTTGTTACAGCCACTTCTGGATCCAATATAATTGTAGGATATTCAATGTATATTAAATTTTGAATATTAGGACTTGGTGCCATCCACAAGGGTGTTCCTGCTTTAACTATTTTATAAATGACTATATCACCAATTTGTTTTACTGTGTGAAACATTAAAGCTCCGAAATTTGTAGAATAAACCATTCCTCGTTCGCAACTTAGTTGTAATTTTTCATTAATTGGGTCAACAATTGCTTCATCTTCACTTTCATTTATCAGAACTTTGTTTACTTTCTTAATGATTTTAAAATTCCAACAATAAATTGAAGAATATTTAGTGGTTAAAGCTCCTATGGTATCACTAGACATGTTGTTTATGCACAGACCTATTACACATATGTCTCCAAAATTGGATTCAGTGTTCCAAACGTCTCCAGTTTCGATCTATCTCCTAAGCAAAACACCCGTTTTTGAATCTGACATTATGTTTTCCAAATGGTTAGTCAACATATTTCTGTAATTTGGTTCACTCAATTTGAAATTCTTTTTTGATAACATATGTAGGCTTGGTAATTTAACTTTAACGTGCACTTTTTCTGTAGAACAAACGTAACCAGCATAAGATGTTGAAACTATGGCACATATTTCACTAGATGAATGATAAGTAGAAACTAAATGAATCAGAGCAACATCGGAAGCTACCAATTTGGCATCTTCCATACTATTCATATTATTTGTTGAAATGTTGTCAAGTTTATATGTTGTTTTGCAAATTTCCATTGCATCCATTGGTAAGTATATCATTTCATGTTCATATCTCATAGCTCCAACAATTAGAGATCCCAGCCTATCACTCATGTTTTTCCATGCCTTTGTTTTTAAAGTTTGATGCCAGCCAAACTCATGAACCATTCCTGGCAATTTTGTGCCAACAAAATTTATGTATTGTTTTCCAATTAATTTTGGTACAACCAATTTCCTCGTGTGTACAGTTAAATTGTTCAAATAATTGACTATTAATAATTTTTTGCTCAAATTGTTATTTTTATCTACTATTCTAGTCTCTCCATCCCAATAGGATACAACATTTTTCTTCAAAACTTTTGTTGTTTTGAAAAAAGGCCATAAACTCATATCACTATGTTTGGACACTTTAATGTCCAAATTTATAGATGTTTTAATTTGTAAGGCTATTTTCGAATTGTTGAATTTATAATAATGTAATATGTCATGAAAAGCCATCTTTCTATCGCCATAATCTATTATTGCAGCGTTTATTCTCTCAGTTAATAATGCTAAAGAATAATCTTTTTCGAATGCTTTAATTCCAATAACTTCGTCACATTTGTC